CTGACGGTCAGATGAGAAGTCGTCCTGCGGGCCGTAGCTGCGGGTGATGTCGCCGGCGTCGCCGAAGGTGCGCTGCTGCTGGCCGGTGCCGCGCAGCGTCATCTGCTGCTGGTAGCCGTCGTCGCCGAACGTCGTCTGTGCCTGCGGCACGCCGGTGATCATGTTCGGATCGCCGGCGCCCGGCGCATTGCCGAGATTGATGTCGCTGGCGAGATGCGATGACAGCCGCGCGCTCTGCGCGTTGGCCATGCCGGCGAGATTGTACTTCGCCGCTTGGTTCTGGTCCTCGATCGCCTGCGACTGCGGCGAGCGCAGCTGCGTCGCCGTGAACGTCGGGATGTTGACGTTCAGATTGGTGTACGGGTCGAGCCAGTTGTAGTTGCCGGTGACGTCGTAGCGCAGCGAGCCTTCCGGCGTCACCTGATTGGTGTTGTTCAGGAACGCATTGGCCAGCGACGTCGCGACGTTGGTCGACGTCGAGGCGCGTGCGGTGTCGACCGGGTTCGGTGCAGCTGGAGGATCCGGCTTGCCCATGTCAGTAGCGTCCCAGTTGTCCTGGCCCTGTCGGCATCTGCGTGCCGACCGTTGGATCGACCGGCGGCTGGCCGACGAAGTTCGGCACCCGCGGCGGCGGCGGCACTGGTGCGCCGCCGGACATCGGCGGCTGCATCTGCGGCGGCCCGCCGAAGCCGCCGCCTGGAGGCGGTGCGCCCGGCATCGGTGGCGCCTGTGTCGCCATGCCCGGCTGCTGCGGCGGCCCGCCCATGCCCGGCATCTGTCCTGGCTGCATCGGCCCGCCGGCGCCCGGTATCCCGCCGGGCGGCGGCGGTGCGCCCATGCCCGGCATACCGGGCGGCATCTGCGTCCGGGGCTGCGGGTTCTGCACGTTCATCAGGGCCTGGGTGATCGCATCGCGCACGTTGTTGACGCTGGCACCGCCACCGCCACCACCGCCGCTCATCGCCGGTCCACCGGCACTATAGATCGGCATCAGGCAGCCTCCTGTTGCGGCGCGTCCATCTCGATCTGATGGTGCTTGAGCCGCTTGTTGAAGCGATTGTTGGCCCAGTCCTCGACCGTCAGCGTGCAGAGCACGCCGTCGCGCTCGCGACCGAACATGCGCGGCACATTGACGAAGCTGTAGTCGTAGGCGGCGAGCTGGCCGAGCAGCCGCTCGTCGTCGGCCGGCGTGCGCTGGAACACCATCTGGCAGCCGCAGGTGATGAACGGGTACTGGTACATGCGGGCGATCGTGCCGCGGGTCAGCCAGCGCGGATGCGTGGCGGCGCCGGAGATCTCGATGATCTCGGCGTAGGGGTCGTAGTTGTGATAGACAAGGCCACCGATCAGCCGGCCCTCTTCATCGATGATGCCGATCGCCTTGGCGTTGACGCCGAAGCCCAGAGAGCCGACGTGCGGGATCAGCTGCGCCACTGCGTGCGCGACGAGCTGGTCCTGGCCGTAGACATAGCGCAGCATCAGTCACCTCAGGTGTAGCCGCCACCGGACCAGTCGCCGATGTAGCGGCGGTATTCGTCCGGCGACATCGGGTTGCCCCAGCCGCCGGTCGCGGCGCCGGCGCCGGCGTCGCCCATGATACTCTTCGGCGCCTGCAGCCGGGCGTTCTCGGCGAGCCGCGCCGCGATCGCGTTGCGGCGGCCTTCCAGATCGTACTTGCCGCCCTGCGCGGCGACCCGCAGCGCCTCGGGGTCGACCATGCCGCGCGGGTCGCCGAAGGTCAGGTTCTGCTTGATGCCGTTGCCGTAGACGTCGCCGCCGCCGAGCGTCGGATTGCTGGCCGGGTCGACGTACAGGTTCGGCATCCGCGACTGCTCGATGATGTCCTGGCCCGGCCGGCGATCCTGCTGCCACGCCGCCACCGCCTGCTCGCTCGGGGTGTGGCCGCGGATGTAGGCCGGCGCGAACATGCCGCCGAGCGCGCCCTGCGCGTTGTAGGTGTCGAACAGCCCGCCGGGCGCCGCCGGGTCGGCGAACTGGGGTGGGACTGGAACGGGTGCGTCGGGCATGGGTGCTCCTACACGTCGGTGCCGACCGGCCAGAACAAGGCGTCGATCGCGATCAGCTCGACGTCCGGCTTGGCCTGCTGGGCGACCGTCACCTGCACGGTCAGCGCGTGGCTGTAGCCGGTCGAGCCGATCGACACCCAGCCGGTGTTGCGGACCACCGGCTTGCCGGCGGCCGGTTGATCCCATTGCGCGTAGGCCGCCCGCTGCGGCGGCGTCGGCACCGGCGGCGGCGGGCCGCCCAGGTCCGGCCCCCACTTGCCCTGGTCCCAGACGTCGAGGATGCCAGGGTCGACGCCGGGTGAGGGCGGCTGCGGCATGGCGATGACGAAGTCGACGCAGCTGCCGAGCTGCGGCTGGAACGGCTCGCCGGCGCGGGCGGCGAACGAGGCGCGCGCCTGCGACCACGTCTTGGTCTGCGCCTGCTGGCCGAACATGCCCCAGCCGCCGAGCAGGCTGGCAACGTAGGGCAGGCCGTCGTCGTAGCCGGTGCGGTCGGCCTGCATGATGACGCCGCCCTGGGTGCCGAAGAACATGTCGCCGCGTAGCCGGATGAAGCAGGTCGCATCCCAGCCGGTGAACCGCGCCCAGGCGCCGGTGCCGGTGTTGACGATGGCGCAGTACTGGCTGCCGGGCGTGCCGCCGGGCCATGTGACGAACATGCCGCCGTACTCGTCCCAGCGCTTCATCGTCCACTGCCACGTCCGCTTGGCGATCGCCTCGGTGCGCCACAGCGAGCGGATGTTGTGGCTGATCATCGCAAGGTCGAGCTGCTCGGCGTCCTTGGTGATGGCGGCGCTGACCGGCACGATGCCGTCGACCGTGGCGATCAGCAGATCGCCGCCGAGCGCGATGTGGGCGTTGATCCCCATCGGCGGCGGGATCTGGTAGCGACCCTCCTGGCGCCAGTTGTTCGGGTCGCTTGGGTTGCTGCCAGTGAAGATCAGCAGCTCGCCCTGGTCGGTGGCGAACACGCACTTGTCGTCGATGCCGTCGCCGGCGTCGATCGACCAGCTGGCGCCGAACAGCAGCTTGCCGCCTTTGGTCGCGGCGCCCGAGAGCGGTATCTTCTGCAGCGCACCGCCGATGCTGTCGATGCCGAGATACCAAGCGTCCATCGAGTTGAGGCCGATGAAGAACAGCCGGTTGCGGTACTTCCAGACGTAGACGAGATGCTGGCCGGGCGGGCCGCCGGTGATGTCGGTGATGGTGATCCAGGTCGCACCGTTGAACCGCAGCGGCGGGTCGCCGGCGTCGTTGACCGCGGTGAGGAAGTCGCCGGCCGCGGTCGCGAGCTGGGCGGCGCTGTAGTTGCCGGACAGCTGGCCACCCTTGACCAGCACCGGCGTCGCGGCGGTGACGTCGTACAGCTTGGTCTGCTGCGCGGCGAACATGTACTGCACGTTGCCGCTGGCATACTCGAACGATGACAGCACCGGCAGCGGATCCGGCAGCACGCACCAGCGGATGTGGCCGCCGCGCAGCTTGACGCCGCGCATGGTCGGCGCCCAGTTGTCGCAGATGATCGCAGCGCCCGGCTGCATGAACGAGAAGTTCTCGCTCTCGATGATGCCGCGGGTCGGCGCCGGCACCGTCATCGCCTGATGCCGTTGCGCCACCTGCTGCGGCACCGGCTGGCGCCGGAACGCCATGTGCTGGCTCATGGTTGCGGCCCCCAGCTGGCAGGCCACGGGATGGCAACCTTGGCGGCGGCCGAGATCGGCGCATGGCCGACGAAGGTCGGCGCCGGCCGATCAGATCCCATGTTGTTGGTCAGCGCATCGCTGTAGCTGCCCATGTCCTCGGCGTAAGGTGCGCCCTTGTTGGCCTTCCACTGCCAGATCATCCCCAGCTTGAGCATACGCTCGTCGAGGATGCCGGTGTCGTTGTCGGCCATGAACACGTCGCCGACGCCGCCACCGCCGCTGGAGAGCTGCACAAGGTTGCGCGACAGGTACATGAAGTTGGCGGTGACGCCGGCGGCCATTGCCGGGTAGATCAGCATGGTCTTCTTCTGGATCGTCCACTCGCCCCTGGTGTCGGCGTGGACGCGCATACGGCGCTGCAGCCACTCGTCGGGGTCGGCGCTGAAACGCATCGGTGCGCTCCTCGAGTCCGACCGCCACACCTCCGAGGTCTTGAGCATCCGCTTGAAGTTGGC